ATCAGTATACTCTACTCTCATCATGTGAGAGCGTGAAACATAACCTAGATTCTGCCACTGACGGATGATCCTTAACCTATCAGATCCGTTCAGTCTGCGACTGCTACGGCTGACAAAGGTCTTACCTTCATCCGTATCAGGGTAGCGTATGATACCATACTCACACCCTGCCTTTTCAAGAGCAATGTACTGTTTCAGTTCAGATTTCATGATTCAATTAGAAACAAGGTTGGAGACGTGACGCTTGGCATTGCCGTGCGCTTTAAACATTACCACGCACTGCCGCCGTGATTGTGAACATAACCCGCACTCTGCACACGTTACATCATCACGCTGCTGTGCTGGACAAGTAACGAACAAAGTATCATCATGGACAACAGAGTCAGGATGATCAGAAGGCACCACGACAACCGTTGGCAATCCCTTATTGAAAGAAGCGACAGCATCATCCTTTGATTCAGTGGATACATTAACAGTGAAGCCAAGCTGGTTAGCCGTGGCAATGTACCACGTATTCAGACCAACATCTAGCTTGTGGTGAGTATACGTGAAACCACGTCTACCCTTGTTAGCACGTACTAATTCACCTAATAATGAGCCATTGATCTGACCATTGATGTGAGGTAGATCACCCGCTTGGTTGTGTCGCCATAACTGACGATCAGGTAACTTACTCACGAATGAGCATAACCCTTGCCAGTCGGTGCCACGCTCACCGTCCGATACCTTGCGCCAATGTAAGGCAAGCGGACCGGACTTGGCATAGCATCCCTTATCGTAGAAGGGACAGGTGGTAGGGCATGACGCTCGCTCTGTCGTTGTGACTGGGATTGGTCCAGTCTTAGCGTTACCGCTGCGAGGAGTGATGTGAACTCGCATGTCATTGCGTGTCGGTGATGGAATCATTGCATGTCGGTGGCGGATGTGTCAACTGTTCAGCTCCCGAGTGATCAGGTTTACTTGGTTGACCGGTCGTTGCCTCCCGATGTGAATACATTGACAGAGATCAGCTGATTCGTCAACCCCCTTATCGATTAGCCCTGCTTATCAGTGGTATAAGCTTAGTTTATCGGGCGAACAGATCGGGCTGTATATATAGATCGCGTGCGCGTTCTTGTATTGTATGGGCTGATGCTGCCACTGCCTTAAGATTCTCTTTATCATTCAGCCCCATTGCCACGGTTTCGGCGACAGTGCAGTGTACCGGTACTGTCAAGCTCGGTATTTGATGATACAAACACCCCCCACCGGGGGTAAAATGTTGCTGGACGCCCCGGCGTATAGACCTGACAAAATTATGTCATTTTTTAACCGGTTCAACCCGACATTCAACAAGGACACCATCGGATGTGACGGCTTGGACCTCATAAACACCAGGTGAAACCTCTACTAAACCCGCTATAACAAGTGAAAACAGTAAATGACACATATTAACTCCACATACCAGCCCAACATTGAGGAAAATAGACACCAATCATGTCTTTTACTTGATCTGCAATTTGTTTATGTTCTTTTTGAGTCCCGTTAGCGCATCTTAGCTCGGTATAGTGCATCCAAGACCTAAGATTACCGTGCATATAGAGTGTTGTGGGTGCTGACAGGGGTAAGACATCTCTAGCACATTCTTTAGCTACACCAGCTTGAAGCATCTGTTTATAGAGATGCATAGCTTGATCATAGTGTTGTTTCAGCTGTACTTCAAAATGTTGTTTTTCATACGGATCAAAATCATCAATACTATTCTGTCTATTCTTGGGGTCTTGTACCCGGAGGTCCTGGATGATAGGATCATCAGTGACCGGAGCGTAACGCTGACTAAACTCTTGAAAGGAGAAGGACCTATGCCTAAGAATCTGTGCTGCTATAGATCGTGTGGTATTAATCTTAATACACATCGATACCATTTCAAAAGGAGACCAATGCTTATGTTTAATTAGATAATTAATAAGCTTAGGTGCTGTATCTTTATTATTTTGATTATTAGGATTAGAGACTCTAGCCATGTAAGCTACGAGGTTATCTCCATCAGGAGTAGAGTGTACGTAGCTCACGGAGTGAGCGGAGTACTCATCGTGAATGTACTCAATATTATGCATAATAATAAGGGGGTGGGAGTAATAAGATTCACTGGATCATCATTAAGGGATGATCAGTAGTATTTAGATTCGGATTAGTTAGGGGGATAAGATAAATGTTTGTCTTTTGGCTTTAGCCAGGACTTACGGAATATCCATTCAGCGGATATTAGTAAAGGAGGAGTGAGAGCTTGTCTCGAACTCCTCCCTACAGACGGGGTCCACCCTTCCCCGGCTGTATTAGTGTCGGTTTGGACTAGACCCATTTTGAGACACTACTAGATCCCTTGATTTGTCTAGCTTTTTGTCTTTGTTTAAGTGACATGCCTAAGACCATGTGAGACGCAGCCTGTTGAGGGTCATCTAACCATGCTTGTTGTAGGTCATTCCACTCATCACGCTTAGCTAAGATCATCTGTTCTTGAGCTGAGATTGCTAGAGCATCTGTGAAGTACTTGACACCTTGAGCTAGACAGTCAAGTCTGTCATCGTGTTTAACTGCACCTTTTTCACGGCACATGCGACTCATTTGATAGAAAAGCATATAGAGGAGCCTTTCTTCAGGTGGAGCGTCTGGGTTTGACTTGAAGTCCCATTCAATGACAGACCGGTCGACAATAAGACGATGCTGGTTAAGAACAGGCTCCAAAGCGTCAATAATCCTATCTTCTTTACGGACATTAGCACGTACCTCTTCTATGTCTATAGATTGTTTTGTCTGTACTAAATGTTTACGGAATAGCTCAGATACAATACCATCACCAAAGTTTGTCTCAATGACAAGCTTAGTAGCGCTATACTTTTTACAGCCTCTTAGAATGTCCAGAAGCGTGTTGTCTGAGTATCCATCTCTGTAACTACGCATTTCGTGCAAGTACAGGAAACCGTTTCGCTGGGAGATATAAGATGCTGCTGTCTCATCAGTACCACGACCCGACGGATCGATGCTGCAGATTGTCTCTGTGTAAGGATTCCAGTCTCCTTGTAACTGCATTGGAGAATAGAAATAATCTCCAGGTAGTCCGACAGTCGGTAAGTCTTTGATGACGTTAGAAGGATCTGAGCACCATATGACTGCATCCGGCGCTGTTGCAGGGTTGACTGAAGTGACGACAAGGTCTGCACATTTGAGTGGGAATTTCTCGGCATCGCTAAGGCTGGTGTCGAGCATAAACTGCAACATAAAGTTGCTACGCCCCATAGAGGCTTCACGTTCAATAAGGTCATCATTATCAAAGCGATCGGGGTCAGTTACGTTCCATTCCTTAGCACCTTTCTCGATGTCTTCCACCAGTTGAGGCGCTAGAAGCCCTTCATATTTCTCTTGGTCCTTAGGATACCTAGCAGTCCAAACAAAGGGCTTGTAGGACCTCTCAGCTAGCTTACGATAGATAGTAAAGGTAGTCTGAGGAGTACCAAGATACATAATACGAGAATCTTGTTTAGGAGTCAGAATAGATTCTGCTTCTGTACAAAGTTGAAGGAGTTTTTCTCGCATTAATTCTGTCATTGAGTTACCGGGGACTTCAATGTCGTCCAGAATCATAAGATCTGCGCGGCTTCCGGTTAGCTGTCCAGTGATGCCCACCGACTTTACGCTTGGGGCTTGGTGGGGTGAGCACAGTACATCGAAGCTTACCCGCGACCACCTTGCATCGTCGGACTTCGGGCGTAAATGAGAAAGCCATGGTGTTTCAATGATAAGTTTTTGCAAGAAGATCGACATATTATCCGCCCTCTCCTTAGAGGCGGAAATGATCATAATCTTTCGCTCAGGATCTTTAAAGAGAGTCCAGAGCACGAACGCTCCAGTGATCCACGATTTTCCAACTCCACGGAAAGCTTGAATCTGAAGACGTTTAGGTCCATTTTGAAGATAGTCTGCGATTGCATATTGAGCACGAGTGGGTGAGGGCAGATCAAGCTGAGTCCACAGAGCTTGTAGAAACAGCTTGAAATCCGACTTGAGTAAGTCGATAGTATTCATATTAATCGTTAAGAGCTTTACGACCGCCACCGCGACCGCTTGTTTGTTGGTTTACCTTAAGGTTATCACGCATCCATTTACCGATGTCAGCACCAGTCATGATAGCACTAATAGGATCAGCACCTTTAACACGTATTTTTTTAGCAGGCATAGGTACGCTACGATAAAACGGTTTTAGTGCAGTTGCAGTACGAATAAGACTAGACCTAAGAGCATCACCTGGATTAGGTTTAGACTTAGTAAATTTACCGTCTACAATAGGTTGAAAATTACCTGCTTTGTTTTTGTAGCTTTTAGCTCTACCACCAGGTATTTGTTCTTCTCCAAAGTTCCAAGGATACGGTTGAAATTTAAGAGCACCACCAGTGCCGCGTTTATACGCTTTAACACGACGGTCATCAGTAGCTTCAATTTTAACCATGTTGTTAGAAGGAACGTCTTTATCTAAAGCTTGTCCAAGCATATACTTAAGAGCTTTAAATTTAGAATCGTTTAGACCGCCTTTAAATGGTTTGTCGCTTACGCCCTTGGAACCATAAAAACTAATATCATAAGTATTAGTTTTACCAGTAGGTGTAGGCTCGCTTGTAGTAACAACCGTTCGTCCTACAGCAGGTACTTTTCTAATTAGA